CAGAACCGCCGCAACTGTCGCGGCGACCCGTCAAGGCGATCGGGCACCGCCTCGATCATTCGCATCAACCCAAGGCTAGCCGCAGGTCTAGACATAAATCCTCACATTCAGAGAACTCGTATGCCCGACATACCCTACTCAGCATCAGCCGCGCCAGATGGGGTCTCCTTGCCGCTTACGAATGATCGATCGGTGTCGCGAGTGGTTCGCAAAGGCCAGGGGGGAGGTCGGAGGTTTCCAGCCGCCCGGTAGAACCGCGCATCCCCTTACGACAAAAAAGAAACAGAAATTGAGAATTTCAGACCATGACGACGCACCTTTCTTTGGTTGATCCTGCTGAGCCGGTTGTTACGCTCGAAGATGCGAAGCAATTCCTGCACGTTTGGCACGACGACGACGACGCACTCATCACCGCATTAATCGCCTCCGCCACCGATAAGCTGTATGGCGCCGATGGCATTCTCGGTCGCGCGCTCGGCCGGCAGAAATGGAAATTGACGCTCGACGCATTTCCACCGCGCTGCGTTCACCTACCGCTGCCGCCGCTCCATACCGTAGACAGCGTGTCCTATATCTCGAAGACCGGAGAAACCGTCACCGTGTCGGATTCGGATTACCGATATGCGGCTGACGGCAGGCTGTTCCCTGCGCAAAAATGGCCTGAGGCTATCGCGCAACCGGCCTCAGTCGAGATCACATTCACCGCAGGGTATGAAACGGTGCCGCCGTCAATAACTCAGGCTCTCATGGCCCTTGTGTTCTTCTGGTACGAGAACCGCGGATCTGCTGCCGCACCGACATCGGCCGTGGCTGAGATGCCATTCGGCTTCGACGACGTTCTCACGCAATGGAAGGTGCCCTCCTTTGGTTAGCATCAAGATCAACGCGAAGGGGCTGCGAGCCGCACTCCGCATCGCCGAAAAACAGGTCGCGGAACGGCTCGATGTCGCCCTCGAAAAGAACGCGAACGAGATGGTCGGCAGCGCCAAGGCTCTTGCTGAGGCCAACAAACTGACCGGCGCGCTGATCGAAAGCATCAGTGTCGAGAAGAAAGGCCAGGCTGATTACGTCATCAGCGCGACCGATGATGCCGCAGGCCCGAACGAATGGGGCACCCGCACCATGGATGCGCAGCCGTTCTTCTTTCCTGCCTACAGGCTCGGAAAGAAGCGTGCGCGTGGACGCATCGCGAGGGCCATCAAAGCAGGCATCAAGGATGCTGGACTGGACGGCAAGAAATGAGAGAACGCATCGGCTTCCAGGAAATGGTCGAGGGCGACGACGGATTCGGTGGCGTGATTTCAGGCTATAAGACCATATTCGAAGAGCCTGCAACCATGGCGCCGAGCACTGGCTCGGAAATCACCGTGGCATCCCGCCTCCAAGGAATTCAGCCTTACGCCATGACGATTCGATCTAGCGAACGCACGCGCGCAATCACGACGGCGTGGCGGGCTTTCGATGCGCGACAGGGAATGAAGCCAGACGGCAAGACTCCGGTGCGCGCCTTCGACATCAAGGCTGTTGCCAATCCTGATCGATGGAACGGCAAGCTACAGCTGCTTGTGGTGGAATCATGAAGGGCCGTAAGCAGAACGTCTCCGCGACTGATGCCGCTATTAAGCGCGTTCCGCCGCCGCCGAAAGACTTGTCGCCACTGGCGAAGCGCGTCTGGAAGACAGAGCTTGCCCCGCTGGTTGCGGCTGAGAAGATCGCGGCGCACGAACTGCCGCTGTTCAAATCCTATTGCTCCGCCACGGCACGTATCGACGAGGCGCAGGCTCTCATCGATCTGCACGGCCTGCTTGTGACCAGCCCCACTGGCGAGCTCAAGCGTAATCCAGCCACCACGATCCAGAAAGAAGCCATCGCGCTGCAAGCACGTCTTGCCGCGGAATTCGGCATCACTCCGGCGAGCCGTGGGAAGAACGAAGGTTTCAGCCATGATGAAGACGCGCCGCCCGGAGTGGGTGGATGATGATAGTCCGCTGCCCGATCCGCACGGCTACGGACAACGGGCAGTGGATTACATAAAGTGGCTTCGACACCCGAAAGCGCCAGGCGGCAGGTTCCAGCTGGACTATTGGCAGGAAAGAATAATCAGAAAGATCTACGGCACGACCAGGCCAGATGGCCAGAGACAGTACCGCAAAGTGTTTCTCATGGTCGGGCGCGGTTCTCGAAAATCCAGCCTTGCCGCCGCCATCGAACTTCTTCACCTGGCTGGACCTGAAAAGATACCAGGCGGTAACGTTTACAGCGCAGCCAACAGCCAGAAGCAGGCCGCGATCATCCACCGAGAGATGGCGAGCATCATCCGCAGCACACCATGGCTGGCAAAGCGGATCAGGATCCAGAACACACAAAAGCGCTGCATCTTTAAGCCCGAAGATATCATCTATGAAGCGATGTCGGCAGACGCCAGCAACGCGCACGGCCTTTCGCCTCTGCTGACAGTAGTCGACGAATACCACGAGTTTCGCACGATGGATCTGATGGACGCCATCGAATCCGGTCAGAACAAGCTTCCGAACACGCTACTATTCATCGCCACAACGGCCGGCGCTGGACGCGACAATCCTGCCTACGATCTTTACTCGTACGCCAAGGAAATCGCTGAGGAGCCGGACAAAGACCCTGCCTTTCTGCCGATCTTGTTTGAAGCCTTTCCCGACGACGACTTCACGGACCAGGAAGTGTGGCGCGAGGTCAATCCCGGCTTGACCATGGGATATCCAGACATGGATTCCATGATGAACTATTCGCGCGAAGCCACCAACCGCCCTAGCCGGCGTGGTGCATTCAAGCGTCTTCATCTCGGCATATGGCAAGAGCAGCACGAAGATCCGTGGATCGACATGAACGTCTATGACGAAGGCAACAAGCCGATCGACCTTTCTGCACTGGCCGGCGAACCGTGCTTTTTGGGCGTCGACCTCGGGTTTACCGAGGACTTGAGCGCCATCGTCGCCGCGTTCCCCAGGCCGAACCGAGACGTGGCTATCGTGCCTTTCATCTATGCAGCAGCAGACACCCTGCACCAGCGCACAGAAAAGGACGGCCAGCCTTGGCAGCAATGGGTCGACGACGGCCATCTGCTAACCACGGCAGGGCGAAGCGTCGATCTGGATGAGGTTGAGGAGAAGATACGCGACATTTGCGAAGTTTTCGACGTTCGCGAAATCGCTATCGACAGATACGGCGCCCACGGCATTCGTAAGAGGCTCGAGGATGACGGTCTGCCGATTTTCGAGCACGGCCAGACATTCGGATACATGGGACCGGCAATCAAGGCGATTGAGCGTCTCGTGCTGGAAGGCAAGCTTATTCATGGCGGCCACCCTGTCCTACGCAACCACTTTTCGAACGCCTACCTGCGCGCTGACGACATGGGAAATCAGCGCTTCCAAAAGGGCCGCGACCGAAACCGAAAGGTGGATGGTGCGATAGCCGCAACAATGGCCTGCGGTCGCGTCGACGCCGCCATCGAGGCGGGTTCGATCTACGACGATTACGAGCCAGGTAGCCTGGTTCTCGCTTAAGGAAAGTACCTATGGCAAATAAGGATATGGCGCGGGTTGTCCTGCAACTCGCCGCCGAACAGAACCAGCTGCGCCGTGACTTCGACAAGGCACAGAAGACGGTTGAGAGTTCAACCGGTAAAATGGCGCAGGCAAGCGCCAGGGCTGCGCGCAAGATGCAGACCGATATGACGAATGCCACGAGCAAGATCGGTGCGTCTTTCACCAAGATGAGCGGCATAGCGAAAGCTAGCATCGCTGGTCTGTTTGCTGGTGTGATCGGTGCCGGTGGTGCTGGTATCGTCATGCAGCTAGGCGACATCGCAAAGGGCGTTGCCGAGATCGGCGACGCGGCAAAGATGGCTGGCGTGTCTTCTAAAGCGTTCCAAGAATGGCGCTATGTCGCCGAGCAGGCGCGTATTCCGATTGACGGCATCACTGACGGCCTAAAAGAAATGGCCATCCGCGCCGACGAGTTTGCCACGACCGGCAAAGGGTCAGCGGCAGAGGCTTTTCAGCGCCTTGGCCTGACGCCGCAGGAGGTCAAAGAGCGCCTTAAGGATCCATCGGAACTGTTGCTGCTTCTGATCGAACGCACGCGGAAACTGAAAGACGTACAGGCCGGTGTTCGCATCTTCGACGAGCTATTCGGTGGCACTGGTGGTGAGCGGATGGTGTCGCTCATCGAGCAAGGCGAGGCCGGCATTCGCGACCAAATCAAGGCTGCGAATGATTTTGGCCGCGTGCTGGATGATGACGTTATCAAAAAAGCAGCTGAGATCGATCGGCAGTTCAACAACATCGCCGGAACCATCGGCACCACGCTGAAGAGCGCCATCGTCTCCGTAGTGGGCAGCATGGTCGACTTCCTAGATAGTCTGCGAACCGTCGAGAAGCAGCGCAACCAGACGATTCAGGGCGGCATCAACGACATCATGGCGCAGAAGCAGGAAGTGGCGAAAGCCCTTGCCGCGATTGACGCCGCTGACAGCAAGCTGAATGACCGACAGAAAGCCCGCGCCAAGGGCACTCATGAAATCACGATGGCGCAGCTCAACGAGCGTGAAAACGCTTTGATCAAAGAGTTGGAGTCTCGGCCGTCGGTGATGAACTTCACACCGAAGAGTAGCGACACTTGGACGCCTCCACCGAAGTACACGCCACCACCGGCAACGGGTGGATCATCTTCTACCCGCGATAAAGAGACCCGCGAGGCAGAGCGCGCGCGTCAAGCCGTGACTGATCTTCTGGCTGAGCTTCAGCTTGAATATGACATGGTCGGAAAAACCGAGGTCCAGAAGGCGAAAATGAATGCACTGCGCCAGGCTGGTGCAGCGGCTACTGTCGAAGAGCAGCTTGCCATCTCAAGTAAGGTGGACGCTATTTTTCGTGAGTCCGAAGCATATGAGCGCACGCAGCTGGCAGCAGAGGAAGCCCGAGACGCGGCGCGCGACTTCGCAGGTACTCTCGTCGACGGCATGCTGAACGGAGCGTCCGCTACGGAGACCTTGAGCAACGCATTGAAGGGTCTTGCAAGCCGGTTGTTGAACTCAGGGCTGGATAGCCTCTTCAGCGGCGGCGGGCTTCTTGGTGGCCTGTTTGGCGGCGGTCTGGGGAAGAATTACTTCCCGCCGGCGCCTTTGCCTATGTACGCAGCTGGCACCAATTCTGCGCAGCGAGGCGTGGCGCTGGTCGGTGAGAAAGGTCCGGAACTCGTCAGGTTCAAGGGCGGTGAGCAAGTCGTGCCGAACCACCGGCTTGCCGCCGCGATGAGCGCTCCGTCCCTTCCTAACATCCAAGCCCTAGGCGGTGGTGGTGGCACTTCGGTCAAACTAGCTCCGGTCTACAATATCGATGCCCGCGGCGCCGATGCGGCGGCTGTGGCGCGCCTTCAGGCCGGCTTTGAGAAGGCGCAGCGCAATCTCAAGGGTGAAATCATCAACACTGTGAGGCAGGCCCAGAAGGGCAATGTCAAACTGAATTAAGGATCAGGACGTGACAGCGATTACCAAAGAACTCATGACCAGAGCCCGCGATGCTGCGGGCAAGGTTCTATATGCGCAGACGCGGGGCGAAGATATTGCGCACGTGATTGCGCGAGCCTTCACCGACGAGATTATCTCGGCTCGGCAGGATGGCATCGACGCTGCCATCGCTGAGTTTGAACGAAAGGCAGCAGAGCCATATGAAACAAAGTACCAACTTGGCGTCGAGTGCAACGAGAACGGCGCGCCACTGTTTCAGACGGACGGCCCAATCTCGATGACCGTCTATGAACTGAGGCGCCTCATAATCGATTTCTTGGTGGCGCAGGGTTACGACCCACGACACGAGACGTATGCGCAGTTTGCTCGTCGCGCCGCCTGAACGCAAAATTGCGTTCAGCAGGGTTTCCCCAGTTATGGGGAGACCCTCGGCACAATTTCGTGCCTTTTAAAATCAATGACTTGCCGCACAGAAGTTCTTGAGCGCGCCAGCAGTGGCGTGTGCGCAGACGCTTGAGCGTGACGAACACAAGGCTGAGTGGATTGCGCTGACGGAAAAGCAGATTTCTCAGGAACGGACTCAGAATAAACCGTTTCAGCCTGAAACAGTTTCAAAAGGCGGACGAGGTAATGAAGGCGGCCTCATCCGACTTCCCGTCCAGCTTCGGCATTTCACGGACGGCGAGCGATAGGCCGCCTTCGTTGCCCCGTCCCCCACTTGAAAGTGGGTCAACTTGACCCACTTTGTCGCAAAGTCTAGGCGGCCCCTTCAAGCGCATCCATTCCTTCCGATGCTCGGCCCGTTCGTCGATGGTCAGGTCCGAGCGGGCCGCTGCTACGTCTTCTTCCTCGTCGCCATGATCTCGGCGAACATTTCAGCCTGGCGTTCTGACGCGGTGCGGATGGCCTTCAGCTGGCCGAGCATGTTTCCGAACGCGGCGATGATGATGAAGCCGACTATGGCCGGGACGGCCCATGGGAGCACTGACGCCAAAGCCAAGGCCGCATCCAATCCGCCTCTTGTGCTGAAGATAACGACCAGCAGAATCAACAGCACAGCGATGACGCCCACCGCGCCGACGATCTCTAGAAATCTGTCCATCTTATCCCCCAGTTAAACCAGCGCGATTCTGCGTTGGTTGAGGGCGGGAGGTCAAGGCCTAATGGTCACCCCATAGCCCTGCGCGGTCTCTCCGGTGTCGATGAATATCACTCCGGCCTCTTCGAGGGCCGACTGGATATCACGCAAAGTCCTGTCGTACGGCGTGGATTTTTCGCTTTCGAAGTTTGCCAGCGTCGCTCGACCCACTGCTGACGCCTTGGCTAAATCATCTTGCGACCAGTTAATTAGGGCCCGCGCTGCCCGGCATTGTGACGCCGTTATAGACATTTTGCATAACTCTATCATTTTTGTGTTGACTTACGGCCAACTCGATGTATTTTGTATCGTGTTATAGCGAAACAATCGCTTCGCAGCAACCGAGGAGACCACGAAATGACGCATGCAAGCAGAAGACACGAACCTGCGCGGAGCAATGGCAGAGAAGCTTTGCCTCGCGCGCTGGTCGGCAGAAGACAACCGACCTTCCTGGAAGAATTCGCAATGGAACCCGCCGACCGATTTAAGGCCGGCGATATGATCAATGTATCGAAACCAGACGGCTCCCAGGCGTGGATTTTGATACTCGGCATTCAGGATTGCGGCAAAGTCGAAGCCGCCTTCTGGACCGGCCTACCGCAGCTGTTTGAAACGACCGTCGATGAGCTTGCCCGCCTCCGCGTCATACGCGTTGAGAAGATGGGGCAGGCGGACGTCGAAATGTACCGCCAGTGGGTGGGTCTGGATGTGCCACAATGAGTTGGCAGCAGATTTTCCCAGAAGGCTCAACCGTCTTCATCGGACGCGACAGCTATACGGCAAAGCACAATCCATACTTCCCCGGCATCGATCTTTATCAGGGCGCCGAACGCGTCATGACGGTGTGCCCGGACTGGTTGCCGCAGATCGCCACGGGCGTCCGGCTACCTTGACAGTTACCTGTGCCAGCCTCCGCATTTCCGGGCTGGCCACCTTGCCCAGCGCGCCCTTGTGGCTGCGCGGGTCTTTTATCACCGGCCCGCACCAGCCGGTAGCAAAGCCATCTGCGGAGAATTCACCAACCTTCGCAGATGGCACCCATTCAGATCACCACAGACCGGCGGGGTTTTTCCGCTACCAACGGTTCCGGCCGCCTAAATACGCAGCCGCCCGCTGGCCGTTAATTGACTCTCGCTGCGCAAAATGAGAACGTAACGAGAACAAACGCGCACGAGCGCACAACCTGAGGAGAATTGAAAATGACAGAAATTTCACACTTCGACAGGCATTCTCCATCTTATCCAGACACTCCAATGTCTGGCGCCGATGAAGCCCAGGAAATCGCCGAAATCCTGAAATCTAAATTGTCGGACGGAGAAATAATCAGGGTCAGGCACCTGCTCCTGAAGGGGGCGGACACAGCGATGCTTGCCGGTATTCTTATCGCTGACCAAAAGAATGACTAGCCGGCGCCTACGCCACTACAGCGCCAAGAAGGGCCGCCAGAATCACCAACTGGCGGGTTTTCGCTATCTGGACGACATATCCACAGCGGAAAACGCGCCAGCCAAGTTATGGCAAGCGGCGAAAAAAGCCAAATTATGCAATGAAAACAAGGGTCATGGCGGAGAGGATGGGATTCGAACCCACGATACGCTTTTGACGTATACTCCCTTAGCAGGGGAGCGCCTTCGACCACTCGGCCACCTCTCCGGTGCGGCCTGATTATTGCGTAAGAAAAATGATTGCAAGGCTTTTTCGCCAAGAAGCCAAAAAACCTGTTGGCCAAACAAACCGCGGGTCAAACTTTACGTCCGGTTGCGGAACTTCTTCAGGGCCCGCACGTTTCCACCTTGGTAACAAAAGAGGTGTTCTAATGGCTCAGACCAAACTGAATGTTGTCGAAGACACGATCGAAAACCAGATTGCAGAACTGCGTTCGCAGATCGCATCCCTGTCCAAATCCGTTTCCGCCCGTGCGGAAGGTGTTGGCGAGGATGCATCGGAATTTCTGGATGAGGCGCGCGGCCGCGTTCGCAAGGCGGCGCATAATGTCCGGGCGCAGGGCCAGAATGTCGTGGAAGCCGTGAAGGAAAATCCAGGCACCGCCACTTCCCTGCTGACGATCGTCGGCGCACTCGGTTTCGCGATCGGTTATGCGGTGGGCACGAGCACGCAGCAGAGTTCGACGAACAGCAGCCTTTATCGCTGGCGCTGATGACGAACGGGCATTAAATCAAGGCAAGGCGGGTTTGCCCGCCTTGCCTTTATGCATTGGTAAAAACGGCAGGAATGAAGGGGGCGAATATGCGGTTCAGCGACGACCTTGAGGCGGCATTGTCTGATTTTGCAAGGGATCACGGCATCGACAGAGACGAGGCAATCCAGCGCATCGTCCGCTCCGCCCTCATCAATGGCGGTTATCTCGCCTCCGGCGAGGAAGGTATTCCGCCGGAGAAGCTGAACGCCAGTAACGACGATTGATCAATATCCCGATCCGGACGGCGTCACTGCCGGCCCACCCTTGTAGCGTGCGGAAAGCGCACGCAGCGTATTGGCGAATTCCGTGACATCGGCTCCCACGGCAACGAACGACGCGCCGAGTTCCAGATAACGGCGATTATAGGTTTCATTGAAGGTGAGGATGCCGGCGGCCTTGCCAGCCGCGACGATTTTCACGATCGCCGCTTCGATAACCGCCTGCACCGCCGCTTCGTCAATCCTTCCCAGATAACCCATGTCCGCGGCGAGATCCGCCGGGCCGATGAAGACGCCATCCACGCCGTCCACCGCAAGAATATTGTCGAGATCTTCGATTGCCGCGCGGGTTTCCGCCTGCACCAGCAGGCATACGCTGGCAGAGGCGCTGTCGGCATAATCCGTTATTGTATTAAAAGCGGAAGCGCGGGCGACGGCCGCTCCCATGCCGCGAATGCCGCGCGGCGGGTAATGCATGGCGCTGACGAGGGCTTCCGCCTGTGCCGCTGAATCGACCATGGGCACAAGAAGCGTGCGGGCGCCAGCATCCAGAAGCTGCTTGATCATCCAGCTCTCGCCGACAGGCACACGCACCACCGGCTCGGCGGCAGAGGTGGCAAGCGCGCGCAGCTGGTCGATGATGCTGCGCAGGTCGTTCGGCCCGTGCTCACCGTCGATCACCAGCCAGTCGAAGCCAGCCGTTCCGGCGATTTCCGCCGTAATGGCCTCGCCCATGTCGAGCCACAGGCCAATCTGCGGCTTGCCGGCATGAATGGCGGTTTTGAAACGGTTTTCGGCAGCGGGC